TTTACCGCGTAAACTGTCATGGCCTTATCCCTCCATTATTCGATCGGTTTAAAATTATTCGCTACAAGCGATTTCGACGACCTTCTCCTCCTCAAGCCGGCCAGCGCCAATGCCAAGAGAAAGATAGACTTGCTTCGCCAGCGACTTATCCCGGCGGACGCCGATGTCAGTCGTGATGTCCTGCGCAATGGCTAGACCTAAGCCGGTTCGCGCATAACATAGAACAAGCCTTGAGCTGGAGTCGTCAGTGTCCAATCGCTCCGATCGAATGAATTTGAATCCTAAAAATTCATTGATCTTTCCTTCAGACAGCGCTTTCACGCTGTTATAATCCGCGCTCTTGATCTCTGTCGTGTTGAAGAGATTGGTCATTTGCTTGGCCGTTACAATACAGAACTTGTCTTCATCTTCATCCACCTCTGCCCCGTCCAGGATCTCTTTGGCGGAGAGAAGCTTCGCCAACGTCAAGCCCGTTGCCGCAACCGCCACCTTTTGAGCAGACGGAAGGGATGTCGAAGTCGAACCGGTCTTATCCGTGTAAGCTGTTCCAGAAGCGGCCTCGATGATCGCTGTGTCCATAGCGCGGCCCAAAGCCCAGGCTCCGCCTTGAACATAATTCGATGTCGGATCCGCCAACATCTTCAGCTGATCTTGCTTGTCGTGGAGTTTTGCAACTTCCCAATCATACATGACAATCATTCGTCTTTGATGGTTGGGAGCTGAGATTGGTGTGTCTGCGTTGCGGGTTTCTTTCTTTCGTGCTGTTTGCGCTCCGATCTGATCCATGAATGTCTCTTCACCGACGACGCCGGTCTTGAGCATTACTGTACCACGAAGACGCGAACCTTTTTGCTGAACTAAATGGAAAATATTTGAACCGAATTGTTTTACGAAATTCTCGGAAACTGCAGCCATGATTGTACCCTCCCTAAGTTATAGGTGAACCAAACAAAACTAATTTGCGAATTAGGTTGTCCAGTTAAGGCTCTAATCAGCTGCGCGTTTCCAGGATCTACTGGGTAGGATGCCCTTTACTTCGCGCTTTCTTTTTTACCAACCGCGAAATTATACAACTTTTCGGCTTCGACTTCAATGTTTACTTTTTGAGTCTGGCTTCCGGTCATCAAAATTATCTCGCAGCATCTCAACCGGAGCTGGTACAAAGCCAGGTTCCGGTTAAACTGCGTCATTTGCGCGGCGGCTCTGTCAATGATATCTTGCTTTTTAACTTCAATCGCTTTCTCAACCATTAGTCAGCGCCATCCGGGTTCGCCTGCGCAAACAATTCAGGCATCCTGGTATTGACATAATAATTATGCTCCGGATGAGTCGCCTTGAAATAAGGATGCTCTGGATTCGCCATGATCGCGTCAATTTCTTTCTGAGCAACATCAGGTGTCAACTCTCCAGGCTTCGGTGAACCGGCCCCAAGAATGTCTTCACTCATAGCATTTCCCACTTTCGCAAGCATCCGAACAATGCGCGGATCATTCCCGTAAGCGGCGGCCAAAGCATCTGCATCATCGCCGGCTGCAAATTTCAATGTCTTTAAAGCAAGATCCCGATTCGCATCAAAACCATTGCCCCACTCAGCCCGGAGCGCCTTCTCTCCTGCTTTCCTTCCGGTCTCGATTGAATCCAAAGCGCCCTTGTATGATCCTCCCTGCTGCTTGATGTAATGCGCGAACAATCCGTCAGCCTGCTTCTGAGTCAATCCAAGGCCGTGAGCTACCTCCAAATATTCTGTGATATTTTTTTCTTCAACCTGAAAGCCTTCCGGTAATCCTTCAACCGGAGTCAGTTTGTAATCTTTTGCTTCTTCCGGACGACCCAGCCGATTGTAAACCGTATTCCAGTTCGGATCATCCGGAGCCGTAGGCAGCGCAAGCTTTTCGCCGTTGATCAGGCTTTGAGCATTAACGTATGCCTTCGCAAGATCTGCCGGGGATTCAAAGTTTTGGATGCTTCCGTGATCCTTGATCGCCGGATCAAGCGTGTCTTTCCATCCTTCCATGACTTACCTCTCTTTTTGTTGTCTTAAATATGATTCGGTTAGATCCATTCGAGTTTTTTGGACGATCCTCAAGAAGACTCTTCGGCAGCCTTCGTTGATGTAAGTTGAATCAGCGCATCCGGGGACGAACGTCGATTGATCGATGAAGCACGCTTTTCTAAGATCCTCAAGCACTGCCTTCCCATCATCTGAGTTGAAGACGCGGGAATAGCATCGCTCAAGCTGTTCTGAGGCTTCAATCGCGGCTTCTCTGCTTTTCCGATCATTGACGCCAGCATCCAACGGTGGACGTTCGACTTCAACTTTTTCAGTCGGCATCGGATGCTTTGCGCCTCACTCTCTTACGCTTCGGCTTCGGCTCAGCCGGTTGTTCCGGAGCCGGAGGAGGATCATCTGCCACAGCTGCCGGAGCCGGGCTTTCTTGAGCCTCCGGGCTTACACCAATCGCTTCAATATCGTCATAGATGTCTTGCATCGCTCCATTGGGCACGATCTCATGGCTTCCGTCCGGGCGCTGGATGCAGAACTGTCCGGGTTTAATCTGCTTCTCATTTCCGAATCTATCCCGGACATAGAAGTCGTCCGGATTCGCGGGATGCTTCTTCGGTCGGTTCCTTACTCCGTAGCCTTCGCCAATCTCAGGCCACCACTGAAAGCCGGTCACATGAACCGGTTTCGATTGATACTTTCGCAGCTCTCTCTCCATGTCAAACTCCTTCTGTTTGTTTTGCCTGTGAAAATTCTTTGCCTGCTCCGCCGGCGTCCTTTGTAGCTTTCGCAGCACGCTCTGCCAGCTGAAGCCTCATTTCCATCTCCTGCATCTTCTGTCTCTGCTCCCTCTTCCGCTTGATCACTTCATCATCAGCCATGATCTTCGGATCAATGCCCTGGATGTCGGCCAGCCGATCGACTGTCTTGTCAGCGTCAATCTTATCCAGCACTTGCGGATCGATCTGCCCGATCCCGGCCACTGTCTGAAGGAACTGCCCGATCACTCTTGACTCTCCGGACTTCTGTACCTTCGCAAGCTTCCCAAGATATTCGATCTGAAAATCCTGGCCCTGCAATGCCTGCGGAACCTCTCCCAGCAATCCCTTCCTGACAATCACATTGAACGTCCGGACGACAACCGGCTCCAATAGCTCCGCCTGCAACCGTCCAAGCACCGGCCCCAGGATCAGCATCTTCTCTTCCACTCTCTCAAGCACCTCAGTCGCCGTCATATTCTTACGGTCGGCCAGGAGCAAGAAGAGATCGGTGAAGAATGCTCGCTTAATTATCTCGCGCGTGTCACGCAACGCTTCCATCCCGGCCGTAAGCTGCCCCTTATGGTCAAGGACTTGAACTGACTCCTCGCTCCCGGCTCCCGTCTTCTGAAGCCTGTAATTCACTGCTCCGGGATTGAAATCAAGCGGGAGGATATAGTTCTCATGCGGGAGAACGACCGGCGGATCGCACGCTTTCATTGTCGCGCGAAGCAGATAATAAGCCTGTTTGTTTGCTGTCTTGATGTCCGGGAGCACATCCATCGCCATCGAAAATCCATGCTTCTCATGCGGGATCTTCGAAGTCCGGGCAATGTTAAAAGGGAACTCCTCAAAACCGCCTTCCGCCATCTTCTTCTGATCGGCAAGATTGACCCATATCGAATGCTGTGCCTTATTCAGCTTATCCGTCTTCGCAGGATCCCGGACGCCCCGCTCGCCCACGCACTGACAGAAATCCATCATTTTATCGAACTCTTTATCCTTCACAGCCTTGATCACAGACTTCCCGGCCTCTTTGCCCCAGCGCTGGAACGCTTGCTTCGCAGTCAGCTGGAACTTGCGATAGACAGTCTTGACCCGGCCCTTATCATCCTCCTCAAATAATAGCTCCCGGATCGGTCTCGAATAATAACGCATGACTTCCTTGTCATCTTCTTCAGAGTAGAAGCCGGCTGTGCCAAAGACAGGGATGTCCATATAAAATTCATGGAGTTGCTGGTAGAAGTTGGATCCGTTGAAGACTTGCAGAACCTTGCGCTCTGCCTGTGAAAAGAAATCCCGCACACCCGGCTGCTCCATCAACTTCTCATCTTTCGTTCGGAGTTTTAGCCAGGGAGTTGCGGGATTAGTCAGGTTCCCCATCAGGCCGGCTGCGAAGACTTTTGTCGCATCACGCGCCGTTGAGTCATAGATGTCGGTGTCATGCTTCTGACCCGAAGCCTTCTCCTCCGTGACTCGCGCCTTCCTGGGAATGCAATACTTGGCAAGTTGCTGCCACCAATCCTCCCAATTCGATCGCTCCTCCGTCAATCGCTTGACTCTCTCTGCGATCTCTTTGGCGACTGATATGGCCTTTATCTCAGCCATAAGTTATGCTCCTAGCAGCTGCCGTCGTTTTGTTTCCTCATCCGAAAGTCCCGCTCCTCCGGTCAATAGCGTGCTTTTCCTGCCACGCGCAACATTCCCGGCCCTTGTCTTCTTCTTCGTTGGAGCTGGAGCTGGCGCTGGTGTCGGTTGTGGTCGGGGCGGCGGCGGCGTACCCCCGCCCC